GTCTTCTTCCTTGTGACTTTCTTTTTCGTGACAGTCTTCTTGGTGACCGTTTTTCTAACAACCTTCTTAGCAACAGCCGCGCCAATAAGTTTTTTGCTACGAGGTAATCTACCGTGTTTCAGTTTGTATGCTTCAAGTGCTTCAAGTTCCTTGAGAGACAGTGACCTGAATCTGTTGTCAACGAACCGCTTGACAGGAACATTGCCTCTACGAAAAAGGTCTGCTCTTCTACGACCAAGAACTTCGTTTTGGATACTCCTTGGTTGGTTCTTTAACCATTCTCCATAAGACATTTTTGCAGGTACTTGTCCATTCATTGATGCGCGTGTTCCTGCTTTTGCTTCTTTGAGTTTTATACCCATCTCTTTCCAAGACTTCAAAACAGGTATGGTTGTCGAACGACATTGGTGGTGCATCGGGGGTCGAGGTCCTTGACCAACCTTGAACACCTGTCCATCTAACGCAATGCAGATGTCTGTTGTTCGGTTGTCCAATGTAGCCAGATAGCGAACCGCTTTGATAACCTTTTTGTTTTCTCTATAAGTTATCTCTCGTGCATGTGTGGTGACATGGTTTACTGCTGTTCTGACTATCGTCTGTGCGTGTCTTCTCGCAGTGTTCAACACCCCGTCTACATATCCCTGCGCCCGTGTACCTACAATGCGGCGCACGATTACATCTGTTGGCTCTCCAGTTACTACACCAATGTTGATTGCACTTGCAACTTGTTCTTGTGTGCCTTTCGCCAACCCACCCCACCAATCTTTCAAGAACCTACCTTCAAACGGTCGGCTTGTCATTATTGACCGAAGAGTTGCAGCGGATGGTGTTGTAATGTCGGGAATCACACCAGTTCCTGTTCCTTGGTTTATTATGCTTTGAAGATTTTTGGTTTGGAACTGTGACTCATACACACCGATGTCGCCCAACCTCGTTCGTAATTGTTCTCCTGCTTGCGACATCCCACCACGAATCAGACCGTTAGTTGCTTTCAACATATCTTTGTATTGTTGCGTTGTCCAAGGTCCTCTATCGAATCCGCGCGATGCGATTCGTGCCAAGCGTTTCTCAATCGTTCTTGTAATGTCTGGAAACACTTTATCATTCAAAAACGAAAGAATATGATTGACCTCACTCGTTTTCAATCGTTCCAGAAAGACAGCATGTAAGATACCTGTATTTTGCAATGCTTCATTGGCTGAAGTTGTAGCCTGTACAAGCGCAGTAAATCGTGCTGTTGCTTCTTGTATAAGATGTGTCATTCGTCATCTTTTTCTTCTGTTGTTGTAATTTGCTGCGAACCTTGGCAACACTCTTGTACCAATTGCCCACACAAGGCACATTGCGTATGACCGTGAACCGATATTGAACGCAAAATTTGACAACAACGAGTACATCTTTCCGCTTTGAAGAAATTTTGATTATTATTGATTATTCTTTTAATTCTATTCAACGGCATACTCGCTGTCCTTCATTGATTCTTCTTCTTCTTCTTCTTGCTCATCATATTCTTCCTCGGTAGCAGACATCGAAGAAAGCATTGGTCCTTCTTCTTCAATCGCCAACAGTTCTTCATCAATATCCACTGCTTCTGACAACAAGCCCCGCCTCTTAATTTCTCGTAAGAATGTTTCGGCTGAAATTTGCGCGGTCTTGCGCATCTCGATGAGCGACTTGATGTCATCAATAGCCCTTTCCGAAAGACCGAAATCATTATTGATGTCAATGTAGAAATCTTCTGGAAGAT